GAAGACGCCCAGTATTCCGGCGCACCGCTGCGCGCCGTCCTGCAAGGATTCTGAACCATGCCGGGAAGTGCAACCAGCTATCTCCGGCAGAACGTGCTGGGGCACACGCTCAACTTCGCCACCTACGCGCGGCCAGCGGCCATCTATGTCGGGCTCTGCACAACGGCGCCTAGCGCCACTGCCGGCGGGCTCGAGATCGTCACCACCGGCACCGGATACGCCCGCCAGGCTGCCACCATGGCGCTGTCAGGCGGACGCACCGACCTCGCGGTGAACACCGCGACGCTGGAATACCCACCAGCCACGACGAACTGGGGCGCGATCGGCTATTTCGAGATCTGGGACGCGGCAACGGCGGGCAATCGCCTCTACTGGGGGCCGCTGGTCGACCCGACGGACGGCGTGACGCCGATCAGCCGCAACATCAACGCCGGCGATATCCTGCGGCTGTCCGTCAACCAGCTATCCGTGCAGGCAATCTAGTGTGGCAAGCCGCCCGTATGGCACAGGCTCGTATGGCACTGCCCGCTACGGCGTCGGCTCGGGCACCAACTTTGAGGTGGCCGGGCAGAGCAGCATCACCCTGCAGGCGTTCGTTAAACCGAGTGTGGTCTATGCTGGGACGGCTGCGGCCACCAGCATCACGCTGCTGCCGCAGGCATCCGCCGCCCGCATCTGGTCACCGGCTGCCGCAACGCAGATCCAGTTCAGCCTCAAGGGAGTCGCCTATCGCGTCTGGTCGCCAATGGCCGCAACACAGATCAGCTTCAGCGTGCAGGGCGAACTCGTGAAGACCTGGCAGGACCCTGGGCCGTGCTTCGTGCCGTGCGAGACCGGCGACTGGCAACAGGTTTTTCCGCCGTGGGTGGTTAGGGAACTGGCATGAGCGGGTATACCGTTACCCCAAATTACAATTTGAGAAAGCCGATCGTCGGCGCCGACAATGACCTGTGGGGCAACGACTGGAACCTCAACGCCGACACGCTCGACACCCAGCTAAAGACCGTCAGCAACCTCCAGGTCAATTACCTGCCGCTGGTCGGCGGCACTGTCTCGCCGGGGCCGCTGACTATCGCCACCGGCGGGGCTTTGGTGAGCGAGCCACGTAACGCCGGAATAAGCCTCGGGTTCTCCGACGCAACCGGCAACTTCAGCGCCTACATCCAGCCCGACGGCACGTTCCGCGTCGCCACGATGAACCCGACTGCGCTCGCGGGAACCATCGGCGGCACCGCCAGCCTGACGCTACCGCAAATCACCGGCAGCACGTCGCTGAACGTGACCAACGGCGGCACCCTGCAGCCCGTCGATCCACGCGCCCCCGGCTACAGCTTTGCCATCACCGATGCCACCGGAAACGTGGCGTTCGGCATCGACACCAACGGCGCCGTCAAAGCCAACCTGCCAGCCGCCACCAGCGCGCCGACATTCACCACCGGCAACGTGCTGGCGACCTCGGCCGATCCGCGCATGGCCGACACCGCCTACGAAATCACCGACGCCAACGGCCAAGGCGGCATTGCCATCACCACCGAGGGCCGGCTGGCCTTCACCCCAGCGCTCGGGCAGATCGCCGCCCCCGCGCAGACCACGATCCGCCGTCGCACGATTATGACCACCTCGCCGTGGAACATCAGCAGCAACGCCGGCACCGATACCGTGCCGACCACCTACCACTCGGCGCTGACCATGGAGACCTGCGGCTTCGATGCGGTGCGGCTGATCTTTGCCGTGGACAACGCGGCCGGTGCGCCGTTCGGCACCATCATTCAGAACTGCACCGTCGCAGTGTCGGCGGTGCCGAATGACTATCTCAATCCGCTGGACCCGACCGGTGCCGCTGCCGCCTGGGTGCCGGTGACGTTCAACAATGCCGGTGCTCCGAAGCACTGGGAGACGCAGACCTTCGCGCCAGGCACCGGAACACGCACCGTGACGCTGATCCCGGCCCCCACCGTCAGCACCGTAGACGGCTCGGCGCAGGACAGCCTCAACGGCTACACCTATTCCGACTGGATACCGATCAGCAGCTATAACCGCACCGATGCGGGCGGGCGCTGGCCCATCCTGATGACCCGCTGCTATGCTACCGGACCGGGCGGCACCGGCGCTCCGCGCAGCCGCGTTATCCCACAGGTCGCGACGGCGTTCGGTAATAACGTCGGAGACCGCTTCTGGAATATGTATTCCCAGCCTGGGGACTTCGTGACCTCGTGGGCCGGCTATGCGCCAGGAGCCGCTACCGGCAATACCATCCTGGTCGCCATCCAATACTACAGCCGCGCCCGTGGCCTGACGATCATGGCGATCGGCGACAGCATCGTTGGCGGCACCGGCGGCACCGGCGGCATCGCCTGGGGTGCCCGCTCCTGCTTTGCGCTCTCCACGCCGACATTTCCGGTCAGCTACTTCCTCGCCCCAAGCGGCGTCGGTGTCGGCGTCTCGCCCGCGGCCTGGGTGACCAACGCCGAGAACGTCATCGACGCGCTGCAGCCGCAGGCCGTGCTCGGCCTCACCATGTCGCGCAACTGGACGATCAACCGCACCAACGTCGATCTGCTGTGGCAGCGCTTCATGCAGATGGGCATGCGGATGGAACGCCTTGGCGGCATGCTGGTCTATGTCGCCCCGGTGCCGTGCCCCGGCACCTACACCAGCACCACCGAACCGCTGCGCAAGGATATCATCTCGCGGGTGGCGCAGTGCTCGTCCGGTGCGCAGCTTACCTTCGATCCCAACATCGGCATGAGCCAGGGGCTGACGCCGGTCGACAGCTACATCCCATATTATACCGCCGATCAGATCCACCCGAACGACCGCGGGCATGACAGCTTTACCGCGGTCATCGTCAAGCTGGTGCGCGGCGCGGTGGGGGCCTGATGGTCGGCAACGTCGAAATCATCAGCAACGCGGCTTTCTCGCGCTCGGTGATGCAGACGCCGCCACCGGCGACTAGCGTGCTGTGGTGCTATTTCGGCCAGGACCTGGCGCACAGTCAGAACCTCGTCGGGCCGCCGCTGGTTAATGTCGGCACCGGCCCGGTCTACCCGCCAGCCAATAACTACGCCTCGCTGACCGCCGGCACGGCTGGGCTGACCACGACCATCGCCGACGTGGCTGGCTCGTTCACCCTGCTGTTTGCGGTGCGGACGCAGGCAACGACCGGGCTGACCAACTGCATCAGCAACTCCAGCGTCAGCCCGAATGCCGGGGTGAGGACGCGCCTGGGCCACGGCGTCGGTCTGGACGGCTTCATTCCCGGCTCCGGCACCAGCCTGCCGGCAATGCTCATCCCCGGCGGCACTATGAACTTCAAGGCCTATGCCCTGACGCATCAGGCAACCGTCAATGCCACGATGTATGGGCTGACTGACGGTATTAGCTTCCCCTCTGCCGGGGTTGCGGCGCGCACGCTCGCGACCAACCCGTGGATGATCGGCGCCAATCCGGCTGGGGCCGACCAGACGACGCAACTCGACATCGCCTTCGCCGGCATCCTGCAGAGCTATGCCGATGCGACCGCGATCCAGCGGCACTATCAGTCAATCAAGCAGACGCTCGCCCTGCGCGGCGTGCCGATATAGGAGGCGCCGCATATGCCAGGACTGGCCATACAGCTCACCGGCGCCACGTTCTCGGCCGGCAACATCCTGACGCCTGGGCTGCCGAGCGCCGGCACCACCACGCTCTGGTCCTACATGGGCCGCAACCTGGCCAGCAGCCAGAACCTGATGCCAGGGGCGCCAGCCATCACCGCTATCGGCTCGCCGGTGTTCCCGGCCAGCAACAACTACGTCACGCTGTCGGCGACGAACTATCTCGATACCGGGCTGCTCGACGACGCCAAGAGCTTCACGCTGCTTTATGCGCAGCGGCTTGGTGGCACCACCGGTATCGGCGTGCCGATGGCCTGCGAGGACACCACGACCAACGGCTTCTACGTCCAGTGCAATAACACAAACGGCGTCAGCTTCCGGGTGTTCGGCAATACGTCGAACATTACCAACTTTGCCACCGCCGGGATGACTGCCGGGTTCAAACTGTTTGCCTGGGCCTACAACGACACGACGGGGCGAACGGATTTCTATAACCTCACCGACAACCTGACGACGGGCATTACGGGCAACCTAGCCACCCGAACCCTGGCTGCCACGGGCCATGTGCTGCTGGGCCAGAATACCATCCAGGCCGGTGCTACGCAGGCCATCGATGTGGCGTTCGTCGCCAAGGTAAGCGGTGCGGCCTGGACCCTGGCGCAATGCCAGCAGGCGCTGACGAATATCCGCGCGACGCTCGGCAACGTGGGGATCACTGTCTGATGGCTGACAGCACCACACACTGGGGATTGACCAAGCCAACCGTTGGCGCGAATCGCGACACTTGGGGCGCGCTTCTGAACGCCGACTGGGACACCGTCGATGCGATCATGGCGGCGCTCAATCCGATCGGCGCGGTGACCGACTACGCAGGCCCAGCGGCACCAGACGGCTGGCTGTTGTGCGATGGCACCGTGTTCCCCGTGGCGACATACCCGAAGCTGTTCGCTGCCATCGGCAACACCTACGGCGGCGACGGCGTGACCACCTTTGCGGTGCCTGACTGCCGCGGCCGGGTCATCGCAGGCGCCGGCGGCACAACCGACGTCAACGGGGTGTTTTCCGCCTACGCCCTCGGCCAGAAAGACGGTAGATTCCTGGCCCAGATCACGCAGTCGTATCTTCCCAACTACGCACTCACGATCAGCGGCACAGGCCAGCATCAGCATACCGGGGCTACCGACGCCCAAGGGCTGCACTCCCACAACGGCACCACCGACGCACAGGGCAATCACGCGCATACTTACCAGCAGGCCGCCATCCCTGCCGGTGCAGGTTTTGCAGCCGGTCCTAACATCGCCTGGAGCCCAGTGACAGCGAACACCGGCACCGCCGGCAACCACGCGCACAACATCACCACCACCACCGACGGCAGCCACGCGCACAACGTTACGACCTATGCCGGCCAGGGCGATCACACCCATTCCGTGATGCTCGCTGGCGGTGGCGTAGGTTTGCCGCTGCAGCAGCCGCTGATCGCGTTCAATAAGATCATCTTCGCCGGCCCGCCTGGCTTTACCGCGCTGTCGTCGCCAATCCCCGGAGCACCGGCACGGCTGACCTCGCCAATGCGTGGCGGCGGCTGATGGCCAAGGACGCCCGCATTCCGCTGTTCCCCAAGCCGGGCATCTACCGCGGCGCCACAGCCGATATCTCCGCGACCCGCTGGTGGGACATGAACCTCATGCGCTGGCGCGGCGACCAGCTACAGCCGGTCGGCGGCTGGGCAGCGCTCGAGGGGATCGACCTCGATAGCCCCGGCCGCGATATGCTGTCCTGGCACGACAATGCCGGCGGTCGCTGGCTGGTCATCGGCACCGACACCAAGCTGTGGGCGTATGACTTCGCCACCCAGACGCTGCGCGATATCACCCCGGCAGGTGTCGGCCCGCTGGAGCCGCCAGGTGCTGCGCTTGGCTACGGCCTCGGTGACTACAGCGCTGACCTCTACGGCACCGCACGGGACTCCGCCGACATCGGCATCGTGGACGTGTCGCCCATCCTCGGCGATATGTGGTCGCTGGCGCTGTATGGCGAAGACCTGCTGATCCTGCCGACACAGAGCGGCACGCTGTTCCGTTGGTCGCCGACCACGCCGGATACCGTGCCGGCTGTCGTGGCCAACGCACCAACCGCCAATGCTGCGGTCGCGGTGACGGATCAGCGCTCCATCGTGCTGATCGGCTCCGGCGGGGATAGCCGCATGGTGGCGTGGTCCGACCTGGAGAACACCACGGTCTGGGATCCGCTGGTGACCAACCTCGCCGGCAGCAAGGCGCTGGAGACCGAGGGCCGGCCGCTTGCCATCATCCGCACGCCGTCGGGGCTGCTGATCTTTACCGACAACGACGTGCATCTGATGCAATACGTCGGGCCGCCCTATGCGTATGGGATCACCAAGATCGGCAGCAACTGCGGGCCGGTCTCG